ATGGCAGTCAAGCTCTACATTCGCGCAGAAGATGTTCACGGCCTAAAAGATGATGCAGGTAATGCAATCTTAGGTGCTGATGGCAAGCCCATGTTTATCGCATTACCAAGCTCTGTGACCGCTAATGACAAGTGGCGCTCATGCGTTGCCTTAGTGGTTGCGCAAGGTCCAGAAGCTTATCAAGGCGATAGATTTAAGCGTAGCGGCCCTTGGTGCAAAGTTGGGGACTGGGTAATCATTCCCCGCAATGAAGGCACACAAATCAATTATCGCGGTATTCCTATGCAGATTATTCCAGATGACCGCGTGTTAGGAATCGTAGAAGACCCAAGTTACGTAACCAGAGATTAAGGAGAATCAGATGAGTGAATATGAAGATACGGATAATCAAGAATTAGACAACAATGAAGGTTCTGAAGAGCATGAACAGTCTCAGCCTGAAGAGAATCTGGAGAGCCAGCAAGAAACACAAGCTCAAGAAGAGGAAGCTTCCCAGCCGGTTGAAGAAAAACCCAAAAAGAAAAAGGTCAATATCGGGGAACGCTTAAGTCAGGCTCAGCGTGAGAAGTGGCACGCTTTAGATGAGCTCAAAGCTATCAGAGAAGAAAACGACCGCTTACGCGCCATGACTGATGTGTCAACTAGAACTGCATTGAACCATTACGACCAATCAGTACAGCAAAGGTTAATGGCCGCTAAAGAGCAAAAGATACGCGCTCTTGAATCAGGCGACATCATGGCGCAAGCAGATGCCGATGTTGCGCTCTCAATGGCAACTTCTGAATTCCAACAGCTTAACAATATGAAGGCTCAGCAAGAAGTTTACCAGCAGCCGCATTATCAGCAACAACAATACACGCCACCTACTCGTGAACGCGAAGTGCAGGAATGGGCCAGCCAGAATGATTGGTTCCATCCTTCTAGCGATAACTACGACGATGAAATGGCTAATGAAGTACACGCCTACTGCAATGTCTTTGATAACAATCTTTATAGAGCGGGTCAAGCCGACAAGATTATGTCACGCGAATACTTCGACTTACTGAATGAGCACATTAAGGCTGTTAAGCAGAATAAATATCAATCAAGAGGAAGGGATTTACAAATGAAATCAGGAAGAGGAACGGTAGCACCAAGAAGTGGTTACAGCGGTCAATCAAGTGGTGGCAGCCCAAGACAGCCAACGTTAACAGCAGACGAAGCCGATATGGCTAGACGTTTAGGTGTTAAGGATGAAGATTACTTAAATCACCGTAAAGAAGATGAGCGCAACAACGGCCATCGTAGGATTCGAAGATGATGGAAGAAGATATCGGCAAGCAAGAAGTTCCGGAAAAAAAGCCGGAGCCAATCCTAACACCCATGCAAAGTGATGAGCCTAAAAAGCGCAATGTAATTTACCGCATCACAGACATGCTGAAAGAGTTATTTTCATAAGGAGACCACAATGAGTAAAAAGGATATTAGCAATCGTAAGCAAGAGCATGACGAAAGAGACTTAACTAACCGTTTCGAAGAGACCAGAGCATTCGATGAGCGAGAAGCGCATAAGCGTGCCGTGATGAGCATGAACGGCTCTGACCCGCTTTATATTGACCCAGAGATTATCCCAGCAGGGACTGAATATCGTTGGATACGTGAAAGCGTTCAAAACCAGCCTGATACTGCCCGCATGGTGGCAACCAGACGCAAAGGTTGGATGCCAGTACCGGCCGCGCGTCATCCTGACATGGTGTTCAAAGACTTCTTTGGTCGCCTAGACCATATGAGCAACTATATATTCCATAGCGGCTTAGTGCTCTGTGAACGTGCTGAAGAGCTTGGCAAGCTAGAAATGGAGCGTATTGCTAACCATAACTATCAGGTGATGACATCGATGCCAGGGACCGACAACTTTATGGGCGAACCTGGTATTCCTGTTAGGAATGCTTCTGAGACTTCAAAGTCCAGAGCAGCACGCGTAACGCCTTCTTAACTATTGTACAAATTTTGTACAGGGTGCTAAGATTATCTGAGTGGGCTGGTACCCCCGTAAAAAACTACCCTTACGCCCTCCTAAGCTAGAATTAGGATAGAGGAGCTTCCTCGATAAAAAGCGCAGTGACAGCGTGCTCTCGCACGTCAGGCACTAGAGTCAATCTGGCTAGTAATCAGATGGCAACCTGAGCCAATCAGGACCATGCAAGGGAAACCTTGTTACTAGCACAGATTATCTAGGAGTCTGCTTCATGTCATACGGAACTGATGCACCTTTCGGCTTTCAGCCACGTCAATATTTAGACGGTTCTCTCTGGACTGGTCAAAACAGCGAATATTTCATTAATGGTAACTTGACTGGCACTCTTGCCTCATATGCCACTTCTATTTTCACGGGCGACTTAGTTAAGCTCGCCGTAGACGGAACTATCCAAAAATGCGCAGTCGGTGACGCCACTATCGGTGTTTTCTTTGGCTGCAAATATTTTGATGCTTCTAATACGTTCCAACGCTCTGCTTATTGGGCGGCTTCTACTCCTACTTATTTAGGGCAGAATCCTGTTGCCTATGTAGTGGACGACCCTAATGTGTTGTTCGATGCTCAGGTAAAAGGAACGGGCACAGTCACCACCAATGTTAACACTATCAATATTGGTGTAAACGTTGCCACTACTTATCAGTCAGAACTTAACTACAACTACAACATCAATCTTGGTGCTGGCGGAAGTACTATTTCTGGACAGTCTAGCGAATATTGCGATTTAGCAACACAAGCGGTAACGGCGACTCTTCAACTAAAGCTAATTCGTTTAACTCCACGCCCAGGTAATAACTTCGGTCTTGCATTTAATAACGGATTATTTTTAATCAACAACCACATTTACAAAGGCGGAACCGGCACAGCTGGAATCTAAGGAGATTATTCATGGCAATTAATACCACTGCAATCGCTAATCTTCTAAGACCCGGCTTAGCTGCGGTTTTTGGTGATTATCCGTTATATCCATCACAATGGTCTGACATTTTCGAGACATACGAATCTGATAAAGCTGTTGAGATTGAAGTTGAAATGAAGATGTTAGGTTTAGCACAAATTCGTGCTGAAGGTTCACCCACTGCGGTTGATACCATGGGCCAACGCATCATAACTTCTTATGTGCATAAATACGTTGCCCTTTCGTTTAACATAACGAGACAGGCGATAACGGATAATTTATACAAGACAAAATTCCCATTAATGGTACGCGCATTAAAGAAATCGATGGCGCAAACCAAAGAAATTCTTGGCGCATCCGTGCTCAATAATGGATTTTTAGCAGCGTTTCCTATCGGTGACGGTCAAGCATTGTATTCGGTGTCTCACCCAATTGATGGTGGCGTTGTTGCAAATAAACCTGCTGTTGATGCAGATTTAAATGAAGCATCGTTAGAAAGCGCTATTATCGCTATCCAACAGTTCAAAGACCAAGCGGGTTTAATTGTACAAACGAAACCAGAAAAATTAATTGTTGCACCACAAGGACAATTTGTTGCTGAACGTTTGTTAGCATCTGCATTCAGAACGAACACTGCGAATAACGATATTTCCGCTGTTTACAACGTATCTGCGGTTCCACAGGGTTACAGAGTTAATCAATATTTAACTGCTCCTAACGCTTGGTTCCTCAATACAGATGCACCAGATGGTTTTAAACATTATATTCGTGAAGCAATTGAAACCGATGTTTACACAGACTTCTCTACTGACAACTTGTTAGCAAAAGCTGTGGAACGTTATTCATTCGGTATTTCAAACTTCCGCGCATCTTACGGTTCTAATGGTCCGTAATAGTGGTTAACTAGGAGAAATCATGGGAATTAATCAAACGTCCCCAACGACATTTACCACTGCGGTTCTGATTGGTGATACTAAATCTGTTACTGGAGGTTCAAATGATGTTCCTCCAGTCATGACAACGGTTGGTAATCCTCCACTACCAATTGATGCTGCCTTAGAAATTCAATCGACGACTGGTGGATTTGTATTACCACGCATGACAACCACGCAGAAGAATGCGTTAACGCCTGTTGTGAATGGGATGCAAGTGTTTGATTCGACGCTTGGGTCTGTACAATTTTTTACTGGAGGCATTTGGTCTCAGGCTTCAGCACCAA